CAAAAAATAGTAACCTATAGAATAGAATAAAATAGGCGGTATGGTATACCTCTCCGCTTCGCTCCGAGGTATACCATACCTTATACGCCCGCCTCGTATATAAGTGGGGCAATGTTTTCAAAAAATGATTTCAAAATCGCATGGTGCGAGGAACAAATGAAAAAATGATTTCAAAACTCAAATTTAAGGAGGAAAATGAGTTATGGCATATGATTGTCTTGGTGCTTATAGAGGTAAGGAAGTTTATGTAATCCCGAAGAGAGAGTTTCTGTTTGAGATTAGTGAACAGGGAAGAGCGCGCAATGATATTATGTGGATGATTGGTGAAGATCGTAGACTGATTAATGGTGGTATGATAATTGGTCAGGTTACTCCTAATCTGAAGTCTGTAGATGACTTGAAGCCACTGCATTATAGTATTGTATATGGTACTGCGATTCGTGGCAATAAGAAAGAGGAGGCTGCAAAGCAGACTTCTACTGTTGTAACTGAGAGAGCGACTGTTGAAGCTCTATTTGCACAGGGTGAGAAGAAATTGATGGCTCTTATTCGAGAGAGTGAAGAGAATCTTGCAAATTATGAATCTGATGGAGCAGCAAGATTGCAAGAACTTGTGAATGAAGGAAAAGAGAAAGCCAAGAAATATGGTAAGCGCAAGGTATAAGGGAGGCATTAGCCTCCCTTTTTCTTATTTATATAAAAAAAGAAAGAAGGGCGTTAGCCCTTCTTTCACTTATTGATGGAATTTACGAAGTCGCGCAGAATGGTGTCGTCAGACTTGGGAGTAGGCTGAGCGGGCTTCTGGACAGGCTTTGCCTGGCCAAAGAGAAGCCCGAAGAGGTCCTGCATTTCCTTCAGATCTTCATCCACTTTTGCATTGGCTTGAGCGTGAGCATTCTTGATTTCCTTGGCATCAAGTTCATCAAGAACTTCATCCCAATCCTTGGCACCAGCCAGATGGACCAGAGGAGTCAGAGCGCTCATAGTGCCAACTGCCATCTTGATAGTGGAATCCACTTCATTGGCATCAAACATCTGAGCGAACATGCGAGCATGCTCAGGATACTTCTGAGTAGCATAGAGCTGCTGCACATAAGCGACATCGGCTGCGGTCAGCTTATTCTCCATTGCACGGTTGCAAAGATCAACCAGAGTCTGAGCCTTGGTCTCATTATCGGCCTTGCGCTTAGCTTCAGCCTGCTTACGCTTAGCTTCCTCTTCAGCCTTGATCTGGGCCTGTGCATTGGCCAGCTGAGTGCGCATCTTGTTCATAACCTCGTCCATAGACATACCCTGACGAAGCATAGCCATCATTTCATTCTCGTAAGTATTCATGTAAGGAGTCTCCTTTCGATATTCACTGGGGAGCGACCCCAGGATTGGATAGAGGGAAGAGCGAAGCGATTCCCTCATTCTTTACATATATATTATAGCAAATTTTTTTATAAAAATCAAGGGAGAGAAGATGAGGATAGATAAAATTGTAAAAACTGGGAAAATTCTGGAAGTGGGGTGGCCCGATCGGGCCTAGACTACTCTACTCATTTATCCGTCCTCGTGTCCGTAATTAAGTTCAATATATTATGCCGCATATGCCAGCCCGTCCACTTGCTATTCTTTACTCTTGCTCCTCTTGATCTATTACCGATCGGTAAAAATATGCCCCACCGTATTATATCATATATTTGTTTATTTGTCAAATCTCCTTCCTCTTGTTGCCGACTTTCCGGTCGGCCTATATCCTTCTACTTTTATTATATCATAAAAAAATTATGTTGTCAATTTCCCGGTCGGCGGAGGTGCCTTTTTTAAATATTATATCATATTTAATTCAATTTGTCAAATTCCGCAGCATATGCATGTTCCAGAGAACGCGCGGGGTATGTTCGATCTACGCTGAGGGGCAGAGAGAATTGATTTGTGAGGCGCTGGAGGAATCGCTTTCACCGCGCACGAGCGCATATGATAGCCGATCGGTTATCCGATCGGCGGGGCCCGACCGGGGTTTCGGGATTCAAGGTAATTAGTTGCATATAGTTGCATTCAAGAGAAAAATTTGCATATACAGGTCCGATCGGGAAATTCGGTCCGGATCGCCCGCGACCGGCCCGCTCAACTCCCCTCTATTATTATACCACAGCCCGCCGCATTTGTCAATAGGCAAAATCAACAAAAATTATGCGATTTTTCTAGTAAAACCGCACAAAACCGGACAAAAACAGCAAAAAATGGGCGATTTCTCGCCCATTTTGTCATTTTTTCGGCTTGCGATGGCAGGTAAGGGTCACACTGTAGCAATTTTCACCAATTTTGAAGGTGATTTCTCGTTCAGGATTCACAATTTCGACCAAATCCACACCAGAAGCAGGAATTTCTTCATCCATGTGATGAAAACTTTCCATTGCATTGGCGATTTGTTCAATCAGTGAACGCTTTTCTTCGTTGGGCTTGCGTTCCCGCTTTTTCTGTCCTTCCAGACTGTAATTCGGGGCACGCTTTGCCTTGACCTTTGTTGCGCCAGATTCCTTCGCCTGCTTTTCCATCTGTTTCAGCAATTCGGGGTCTGCATCTTCCTGCTCTTCAATCCAGCTGGCTTCCGCAAATTCCCTTGTCATGCCTTCGGTGGTCATCCACATTTTGATGGTAGCTTCGGCATCCTGCTTCGCTTCCGATTCGCTTACGCCCATCATTTTAGCGTAAGCCTTGATAGCTTCCTTGAACTCCATGCTATCAGCTCCTTTCGACATTATTATTATAACACAGTTGGGGCAGTTTGTCAACCCCTAATTTCAACAATCTTTAGAAAACATCCAGCCCAGCGCAAAACCAGCTACACACAGCCACAGGAATTCCTGGAAGAAGATACCCCAGATGAATCCCCACATAGAGAGAACCAGACCAAGGATACAGAGTGCAGGACAGGTGAACATTTCAGATCAGCTCCTTTCGATGGTTCTATTATATCAGATTCGGGATAATCTGTCAACCCCTAAAATGCCGATTTTTCAAGAAAATTTTTCGGTGGGTCTAGTGTATCGCGGAAAACTGCTCGCGGCGCCCGTCCGCGAGCAGCCCAAGAAAAAGAGACCCCTTTCGGGGTCTCAGGCTCAGCCCTGAGCGAGGGCGAAGAAAGCCTTGCGCTTTTCCTCAGTGCGAACCAGCACGCCAGCCTCGACCATCTGGCGCACCAGAGAGGCGACCTTCTGGTTGGACAGGGCACTCAGTTCCGCAGAGTGGGTCATGATTTCGGAGACAGTCATGGGGGACTGACCTTCCAGCACAGCCTTGATGATGTCCTTGACACCCTCGTTGGCTTCCTGCACCTTAGTGGGCTTCTTGGGAGCGTTGGACTTAGCCTCCAACTGCTCAATCATCTTCTGGAGCTTCTCGATGGCTTCCGCTTTGGAGATGGTCAGGGTTTCCTCGCCCTCAGTGAAAGACCAGTTGGGCAGGGTGGAGTTCTCGATAGCATTGATAGCGACTTCCAGAGCAACCTTCTTAGTGAACTTCATCATGATTCATTACCTCTTTCTTTTTGTCTTGTCCCTTAGGACACTCTTATTATAGCACCTATTCAGTTGTTTGTCAAGGGGTTTCGCAAACTTTTTTTTCGCTTCGCTTGCACAGGGTCTAACCATGGAGTGTTGCGCACCCACTCCGCAGGCTACCTTGGCTAAGCGACTGTCAGTTGCTTCCCTCACCTGACACCCTTATTATACCACAGGGTCAGTGGTTTGTCAAGAGGTTTCGGAAACTTTTTTTCAAGTTTTCTTCCTCTACTTCCTGAGAGTCGGCCGCCTCTCGGTTTCTTGGCCTCCCCTCCTGACATTATTAGTATACCACTTTCGGGATAAAATGTCTATTGGCAAAATGCACAAATTTTCAGCGAATTTCTTGGTAGATCTGCCCATTGCGGAAAAACCGGTCGTGTGGCCCGCGCACGACCGGCTCAAAAGAAAAGAGCCAACCCCGAAGGGTCAGCCCCAAATTGTTTCGGTCATATAGCCGAGAAGCATCAGCCCGAAATCCTCTTGACAGTAAGCATTCTCATGGTTCATCACAGCGAGCACTTCACCAGTAAAACCGTTGATGACATCAAGATAGCAGTCGGCATGATCCAGCATAAACTGGCAGGCGGTGCGGGGATTGTTGGTCTTGCAGGACAGGACGTGGTCTTCTTCGTAAACATTTACTTCATACTGAAACTGAGTCATGGTCAATTACCTCTTTCCTTTTGATGTACTTATTATATCACACTTTGGGGCGGCTGTCAAGGACTTTTTCAGTCCTTGAAAGCCTTTCGACGCATTGCCTTGTGCTTGCGGATGCAGTACCAAAAGATTTCCTTTTCGATGTTCACATCTTCCATTGCCTTGTGTTCTTCCACAAAGTCAATGTCCTTGGAGATGAAGCGGAACAGGATTTCGGCGGTCAGTCGGGGCTGTCCGTTCTTCAAGGTGAAACCGTTGGTTTCGCACCACTTGCGGTAAGTGGGCATCGGGGCGACCACATCACGAGCCATTGCCAGCGTGTCCCAAATTTCAACGCCCTTCGGGAAGAAGTAGCGATACTTGGAGCAGGTTTCGTAACGCTGGGTCATCGTGCAGGAGCGATAGTCGAATCGGGCATTGTGGGCGATAACTGCCTTGATGTTGTACTTTTCGCAACAGTCGCGGAACGCCTTGCGGATTTCGTACCACGTTGCAACCTTGATTTCGCCGCGTTCAATCTGTTCAAGATACTGCGGAATCTTGTGGGCGTAGTATGCGGACTGCATGAGTTCGGGACGGTCAAAGAAAATGTCGCGGTTGATGAAATTGAAGTTTTCGTAGGTGTTGCCGTGCTGGTCAATTACAGACCATGCGGTATTGTAGTTGATGGGGCAATCCAGACCGTTGGCAGTTTCAGTATCCATCAGAATGTAGAAGTGGCGATTCATTTTGCATTACCTCTTTCTTGTTCTATTGCCTTTCGACATTATCTATTATAGCAGATGTTGGGCTGTTTGTCAATACCTTTTTGAAACTTTTTTTCGGGAAGATGGGGCAGGGTTTTACCCCTGCCCCGCAAGGTCACTTCACCAGAGTGAAGTAAGCCTTGCGCTTCTCTTCCAGTCGCTGAACCTTGCCAGCTTCCACCAGCTGGCGAACCAGCGAAGCGACCTTCTGATTGGAGAGCTGGGACAGCTCTTCATCAGCCTGCATCAGTTCAGACACAGTCACAGGCTGGGCGCAGGAAGCCAGCACTTCCAGCACATGGGACTTCACGCCCTCATTCGCCTGCTGGGTCTTGGTGGGCTTCTTCTCCGCAGAGTTACGCTTGACCTGCTGGTCACGCAGAGCAGACAGCTTCTCACGCACTTCGGCAGACAGAGCTTCGCAGTTCAGAGCAACTTCCAGAGCCTTCACATAAGTCATCTTTTCCATGATTCATTACCTCTTTCTTTCTTGTCGATTGGTGTTAGTGACTGTCGAGTGGGGCTGGCGCCTTGCCCTTTCGACATCCTTATTGTACCACACCTTGCGGTGTTTGTCAAGGGGTTTTTGAAACTTTTTTTTTGAGTTTTTATCCTGTGCGCTTCAGCGCCGAAGGGTTCCTCTTGCAGTTCCTTGCCCTCTTGACACTATCAGTATATCACATCTTGGCGGCTTTGTCAAGGGTTTTTCAAAACTTTTTTTGAAGAAGTTTTGTCGACCAGCTTCACTCGGCATCACCTCAGTGCCCTCCTGACATTATCTATTATACAGTATCAGACCCCAAATGTCTATTGACAGATTGCACAAAGTTTCGGGAAAAAGTTTGTGCAGTTTGCCTATTGACAAATTGCTCGAAAAATGGTATAATGGAAGGATACGCGGGAAAACCGGCGCCCACGCTCGTGGGCGCGCGGGCGAAAAAAGAGTGACCTTGCGGTCACTCTTCACAGCGGATGGGGTCATCGAGGTGGTTCACCATTTCGCAGATCAGTTCCTGCCGCTTTGCGGTGCTCAGGCTTTCCCACTCAGACTGCAGGCGGTCAAAGCTCAGATGCTCTTCATGGTAGGGCTTCATCACAAGCCCGTATTCCTTGTCCAGATACATCTCAAGGGGATCGCCCTCTTTGATGTTCAGGTTCCTGCGGATTTCCTTGGGGATAACAATGCGACCCAGTTCATCGACTCTTCTTACAATACCAGTTGCTCTCATGTTCATTACCTCTTTCCTTTTGATGTACTTATTATACCACATGTGAGAGGGGTTGTCAACCCCTTTCTCACAAATTTTTGCTTTCAGTCACAAAGTATTTTGCATCATAGCTCTGTAACAGTTTCTTAACATTCAGACTGTCCTGCTGAGTGGGACAATAGAAGTTAAACAAGAAATACTTTTCGATGTTCACATAGTTGTAAGTGAATCCATAGTATTTGCAATCTTCAATCATCTGTTCTGCTTGTTCGGCAGGAATGGTGACTTCGACTTTCCAGAGTTTGTCTTTTCTTGCCTTTTCTTCAAAATACTTGACCACATACACACCCACAAGGTTACAGCCTGCGACAATCAGCGCCTTGGTGGCAAGAGGCAAATCGCACATCATGTAGACAGTGACCACAGTGTAGAGTCCGAAGGCAACAGCGTTAACAATCGCGGCGACCCCTTTTCCGCATTTGATGGTTGCAATGCTCTTGACGGTCTGAATGATAACATTGGCGATGTTCAGCAGGATGAAGGTGAGAAGCAGAGTGTTCATTGTGTTACTTCCTTTCGTCTTTCGTTGTACTTATTATACCATAGGTTCGGCAGGTTGTCAATACCTTTTTGAAAATTTTTTTCTTGCAAAGGGCTGTCACACAGGACAGCCCTTTGCATACTTCTGATTCTTCTTGATTTTCTGTGCCATCCAGTTCGGCATGTGCAAGCCTGCGGACTTGTAAATCATGCCAGCCTGTTCAAGAGTGGGAATGTAAGCAGTCACCATGGTTTCGCTTTCCGGCATCTTGACAATCAGCACACCAGTTTCGGACAGGCACTGCCGAGTGCCCTTGTCTCTGCGGAAACCTTCGCACACAATCTTGTCACCGAAGCCAATCTTCTGTGCAATGTACACACAGCGGTCAATGCGGTCTACCATAGCGTGTTTGGTCATTTCGATCTTCATCATTTTTGTTTACCTTCCTTTCTGTTGTCCCTTTCGACATTATTAGTATAGCACACTTTGGGCTGTTTGTCAACAGCTTTTTTCTGATTTTCCAGATTTTTTTTCATGGCATTCATTGCCGCCACTCTCATAGCGGTCTGACTTGCAACAATAGCACCGATCATGATACCCATGTTTATCACTCCTTCATTTGATACATTTATTATACCACAGGGGAAAGGCTTTGTCAAGCCTTTTCCCAAATTTCTTTTGCCATCTGATAGCGTCCGCTGTTGTCGCCATGTGCAGTGATGTAATCATGCCCAATGTGGCGACTTGCAATTTCAAATTCTTTCAAGCCGCCATCCCACAGGCACACCAGCAACTGAAGTAGATGCACAGGCAGGAACAGGAGCAGATACACAGGCCAGCTAATCTTGCAATCGCGGCGATAGTCGGGGTTGCCATCTGCAGAATAGGCACCAGCTTCGGTCAGAGAGTAGGAGCAGAGGGGACGAAGCCACTTGGCCGCAGGATTGTACTTGCCGATGTAGGTCCAGTCATTCAGAGAAATCTTCTTAGTCATTGTAGTTACTTCCTTTCTTGTTCCTTTTGATGTACTTATTATACCATGCTCAGAGGGATTTGTCAACCCCTCTGAGCAACTTTTTTTAGGCATCTGCCCAGCTGATGTGCAGGCTGGATTCACACCAACGAACCTTGTAACCTGCTTCAACCATAGTGTTGTATACCTTGGACTGGATGCGAGGGTCGGCACCGCTGAGACCATTGCTGTAATACATGGAGGTGTTGCCCTTGCTGGCATAGATCTGAATGGTGTCTTCAATCTTCTGCAGGTGCTTGTCAGCTTCGGCGGTCAGGTAGTTGGTGGTCATGGTCTTAGCTTCTTTGGCAGTCATCATAGTAGTAACTTCCTTTCTGTTGGGACTCTGTGTTCCCTTTCGATGGTTTAATTATAGCAGATTCGGGATGATTTGTCAATACCTTTTTTGCAAGTTTTTCAAATTATTTTTTGCTGGCTGGTGCTCCTCGCGGAAATTCGGCGAGTGGGCAAGCGCAGCGCCCGCCCACGCGCCGGCGAATAAAAAAAGAGTGGGGCTCAGGCTCTGAGCACCCACTCGGGGAGGTTCTCCCACAGTCGGGAGAGGTGGCAGGTGACCACCGTGGAGCGTTCCCACTCCACATCACCGCCATCCCAGAAGAAGCGGTAGTGGTCGATGGTGACCATGTCACCGTGGAAGGTGACCTTGACGGTCTCGTGAGAGGCCAGCCAAGAGCCCTTGCCAGTGAACAGGCAGTTGGACTGGGCTTCGAAACCGTAGTTGGCGATCAGGGTGGCAGCGATGGTGTTCTTCATGGGGATCCTCCTCGTTGTTCGGGCTCTTGCCCTTTCGTTGATACTATTATAGCACAGGATAGGCAGGTTGTCAAGGGGTTTTTTCGGGGTGGTGAAAGTTTTTTTCACCACCCCGCGAGGGTCAGGCAAGGCGGAAATACGCCTTGCGCTTCTCCTCGATTCGGGTCAGCTTGCCCTCTTCCACAAGCTGACGGACAAGGCTTGCAACCTTCTGATTGCTCAGCTCGCCCAGCTCGGGAGCAAGGGTCTGAATCTCGCTTACGGTCTTGGCTTCCTGACCCTCAAGGGCAGTCAGGATAACCTGCTTGATGCCAACGTTGGCTTCCTGAACCTTGGTCGGCTTCTTCTCACCGCTGTTACGCTTCTCCTGCTGAGTACGCAGGGCAATCAGCTTTTCCGCGATCTCGGTGGGCAGGTTGCCGTTCTCAATGGCGTAGGTCAGGGCGGTCACGTAGGTCAGCTTCTCATTCTTCACATTGATAGTAGTCATAGCGATTACCTCTTTCTTTCCGCGCTCTTGGCGCTGTCGTTTTGTTTTGTTCCTTCCCTTGGAACATCTTAAGTATACCACAGGTCGGTCGGTTTGTCAAGCCCTTTTTGAAACTTTTTTCAAGTTTTTTTTCGGGGCTTGGGGAAGGGTATCAGCCCTTCCCCTTGTCCTTGGGGGGTCGGTGGGCGGTCAGCGTAACCGAATAGGAAACGCCGTTCAGCACAAAGTCCACTTGACGCTCGGGGTTGACAACCTCGCAGTTGTCAAAGTCCTTCAATGCGTCGTGCAGGCAGTCCACCAATAGTCGCTTGTCCTCGTTGGGCTTGCGTTCTCGGGTTCGGGTCTTGCCTGCAGGGTCAACCACCTTGTGAGCCTTGGGTCGGTTCGCCTTGCGTGCTTCCTTCTCTTGCTCGGGTGGCAAGTCCCATGGGGTAGGGTTGCCCTTGTCGATCTGCTTGTCCCACCATGCCATTTCGGCTTCTTCCAGTGAGCAACCAGTCTTATCGACCATGGCGTCCAACCACTCAGGGGTAGGATACTGAAGTTCCTTAGCCATGTTCTTGACCTCCTTTACATTAACTATTATACAGCATCTTGGGCTGTTTGTCAAGGGGTTTTTACGCCCTTGACAAACTTTTTTTTCAATCGTTCAGATAGAAGTCAACCCACTTTTCAGCCTGTTCCAGATCAAACTCAACTTGATAGAAACGATCATTTTTCTGGAAAGTGTTCGGATGCTTGCGGATGTACTTGGAACGCAGGAAACTTTCCAAACCTTCTGCGTCAACTTCTCCGCAATCCCAAACTTTAGTAACTTCGATCGTTTTGATACCATACTTGCGATAGTAGCGCAGGTGTTCGCTCATGCGTTCTTCAATGGTTCGGGTGGTCGTGCCGACCTTTGACCAAACCAGATTGCCCTCTTCATTAAGCAGCCGCAGGAGATACACAAGCTGATTGCCCTCTACCTTGTCGCAGGAGTAAACCACGTTTGCGGTCGGCTTAAAGAAAGACTTTACCTTGTCAACAACGCCCTTGACAAACCGATCAACGATGAAATAGGCATCCTTGACAAAAGTCCAAACCGCACGAACAACTTCATTTTCTTCCCACAGAGCAAGCATCTTTTTGAAGTTGTTGTTGCGTCCAGAAGTGGAAGTGCAAGCGCACATGCGGTCGTAGTAGAGATCCATCAGTTCCAGTGCATTCATTGTGATTACCACCTTTGTCATTTTGTCTTGTCGGTGTTTCCCTCACCAACTGAGACTATTATAGCATAGGTGGGCAGGAATGTCAATAGGTTTTTGAAAAAAACTTTTTTTTCTTTTTCTGCAAAAAGGTATTGACATTTGATCCCTCTTGTAGTATAATACTATCAGAGGTTGAGGGAAGCACAACCACTACGGGCACTGAGGATTCGCGATTACTCGGTGGCAAAACTCTCGCAGGTATCAAGAGCTTCCAGATCGCGGCGAACGGGTAGTGTCAGCTCGGTTAGCACGCTACGCAAGTAGAAGAGACGTTCAAATCGTCCCCCTAGCCTACGCGATCACTCCACCCCATACATCCACGGCGGTGAAATTCCGCCCGCGCAAGCGAAGACGAGAGTGGCTCTGTTTTGGGATGGGGCTTGTTTTTGTATGTTTATGCATTGTCGATGAATAATTATGCATGGCCTATGCGTGCGGGAATACGGCTGGTGCACAGACTTGGCGCCCGTGCACCAGCCGGCCAGAGGGAAAAGAAATGCAGGATGTGTGGAGTCATCCTGCATTTCATTTATCACTTGCTCTTACTGGAAACATTGGTCTTGAAGATAACCTGCAATGCATTGGTAGCCCAGAAGAACTGCCAGTAGTTCAGGTCAGGCAGGTTGAAGTCCAGCTTTACTGCATTGTATCCCATCTGCACAACCCATGGCCCAGCGAAGATGACCAGCGCCAGCACAATCAGCGCCGCAATCACAGTCGCGCATCCAGAGTTATCACTATTATAACTATTATAACTGAATCCCATAGTCATTTACCTCTCTTTCTTGTTGCTCTCTGCACTCAGCGAGTGAGTGCAGAGAGAGTGGCGAAGATAGTTTCGGGAGTGAACGCCTTGCCCTGTTCCCATGCGTTGCGGTTGCGCTCTTCATCATCGAAGAGAATGCCGCTCTTGCAGGTGTCCCACTTGTTCTGCCCATAGGGAACGATCTCCACCACATCCCAATGAACAGAAGGCAGATGCTTGGCGAGCCATGCGAGCTTGGCGGCTCGGACTGCTTCATCATAGGCAAGAGTGCTTTCCTTGCTACACCAGCTGATGATGCAGAGTTCGTGTCCCTGTGCCTGTGCCCTGTTGAGCATCCTTGCCAGCGTTGCCATGTGGTGCATGGGCTTTGCCATTGCGTAGGGTGCAGGGTCGTAAGCTCGGAGCATCTGAAGCCATCCATCAACCGCATACAGGTCAGCAATCGTACCATCCATATCGAACCAGATCTTCATTCTCATTACCTCTTTCTGTGTTTTGTCTTGTCCCTTTCGACACTATTAGTATAGCACGTCTTAGGGTATTTGTCAAGCCTTTTCCGCAAACTTTTTTATCTTTTTTTTCGAGGGGGAAGATCGCTCTTCCCTCCTCTGTGCATAGACTTGCTTTTCTTTCCTCTTGACGAGCTTCTTAAACCTTGCGCTGTTCATCCTCTTGCCCTCCTCATGGCTTCGAGCTTCTGCTGGATGCGGTCGAACTTCGCCAACAGTTTGGCATAGCGGCGATCCTGCCAACCCCAGTACATCTGTGCAACAGCATCCCAGAATGCGCGGGTACTGTAATAGCACTCATGTTCCACCTTGAAAGTGGCAGGTACAGGCTTCTTTTTTTCTGCTTCCAGAAGCCTTGCCATCACTCTGTTTGCACCTTTGCGAGTGCGGAACAGACCTACTCTGTGTGCGGCGGTGCGAGTGCGAGTACTTTCTACCTTCGAATACTTCATGAGGATAAACATTGCTTTGATCTCCTTTCGTTGTTCCCTTGACACTACCTATTATAGCAGGTTTCAGGATGTTTGTCAATAGGTTTATACAGATTATTTTTGTTAATTATTTGTTGTGTCTCTTGTTTGTTGGCTAGCTAGGCCCGTGCTCGGTGACCTCTTAGATGTCGTAAGAGGTACAACCGAACATGAAGCCCACACCATCAAGCACCACTTCATGGTAGAAGTCACCAGTGCCCAGCTCGTCGATGATGTCCTGCACCTGCTCAACCAGCTCAGGCATGGTATAGTCACGGAACTGCTCACACCAGTCATCATCGAAGCCGATGAAGTCGATGAAATCCACACAGATTTCAGTGTCGGATTCGCGACGGATTTCAACATCGCCAGCCTGTTCGAGGGTTTCCAGCATGGTCATCAGCATTTCAGCAGTCATCATTGTAGTTACTTCCTTTCTTTCAGCTGGGCTCTTGTCCCTTGCTGTGATTATAGTATACTACAACTGACCGCGTTTGTCAATAGGTTTTTACAATTTTTTTTATTAAATTTTAGGATAACACTTAACATGATGCATTCAATGCATTCGCGACGCTTTTGTTGCATGACAGGTTTATTGCGCAAACTCGGGGCGTGCCGACCATGCACGCCCCGACGAGCGTTCCAGATGCTGGCAGTACTCTTGTATTTTTTTCTGGTATGTAAATCCATTCAACATTCACCCTCCGGGCACCCTTTCGGGAAAAAAATTATTTTGAAAGAGAAAAGGGGTTATACCTGGTCACAATTCCCACTAAATCAAATTTGAAATCTGGAAGACGGAGATATATCATCAAAAGTGAGATTGGAAAGTTTAACGGTATAGGGAATTCTAATTAAAGGGATCCCTTGCTCTTTACAGTATACGTTCTTGCGCTCATCCCGCTCTTTTTGAATTTGTAATTTTTCTTCTCCGCCCCATGCTTCAACAGCCTTAAAATGCTGCTCTCCATCATATTCAATTAAATAAGATAACTGTCTATTTGAATCAAAAACCGCAAAATCAAACTTTAAACCTGTAGACAGCTCTTCAATGGAATATTGCTCTTCAAATATTACATCAAGATCTTGCAGCATTGTCCGCACGTATAGTTCACCAGCAGATACTTGAGAACAGCCACACGATACAGTATATTTATATCCATCTCTATCGCTACCGCGCTTATATCCAGTTAAATGGTCTTTTCGCACTGAAACCACATTGCCGCAATCACATTGACATTTAACATAAGAAGTATATCTTCCACCCGCGGTTTTATAAGGTAAATCATATTCAATCACTGTTAATTTACCAAACCTATCTCCCATTTTTAAGGCTTGATGACCTCTACCACCTGAAATTTCTCCTGCGGCGATTCTGCAATCAACACAACCCTTTTCAACATCTTCTTTCCGCAAAATAGCTTCCTTGCCGCATTGATTGCATTTACATAGCAGTGGTGTCGAATGACTCTTCCAAGGTGTCTCTTCTTTAGAAGGACGCCGAATAACAGTTAATGTCTTAAAAGTTTGACCAATCATTTCTTGCCATTTCATTATAGATGACATTCTCCTCTCATATAACAATCCATGTGACATTGACCACTCTCTGCTTCACAGGGCAGTAAACTTTTCAACACTTCTTCCACATGTCGGCTTTCCGCAAATTTCTGTAGTTCCACCCATCCATGGCGAAGCAATACTTGCTTCGCCACATAGTGGTTTTTTTCTCTTTCCCAATGCGCGCACTCTTCTTCTGTAGGATAGTCGCTCCAATCTAATTTTTCATCTGGGACTCTTTTGTACTGGCCAGTATTTACCTCTTTAAACATACTCGCTAGTACTTTATGTTTACGCTTAAAGGGATTTTCTAGTCCCATCGTCGGTGCAACCTCTCGCATAAATTTTTCTTCTGCGCGCAGAATCGTGCTACCGACGGAGTTAAGGATGAACATCAGTGTACCCCATCCAAGTGACGAGCAATGCTGTCATCACCTTCATAAGTAATAAAATTCTCAATTGGTCCGCCGTATCGCTCACCTACAGAATAGCGGTACCAAGAATTTGGACTCACAAATACAGTAATGCTCTCCATCTTGCCACTCTGGTCACCCAACACAAACCAGAATACATCATCGTGTACAAATGCATATTCATCGATATAGCTCAATGCGTACCCCTTATCCACGATGTAATAACTTGTGCCTTTGGTTGCTCCAATTGCAACAAACAATAGACCGACCGCAATTGCCACAATTAAAATCAGACTAATGATCTTCTGTACCATTGAAGTCATCTCCTTTATCATTTCTATATACATTATATCAAATTTTTTTTAAATTTTCAAATGGGCGATCTTTTTTACTTGACTCATGAAAATTTTTGTGGTATAATAGAGGCATAGAAGGAGGTTGATTATTATAATCAAGCTAGATTATACGATTGAATCTCCTCAAGAGCGAAATGAATTGGTGAAATAGATTTTAACAGAGACTCCCGACCCAAGCGAGCAATATCTGGAAATCCTTGCTGATTATTTGGTTCTTTGTATGGAGAAACAAGAGAAGAAGGAGCGAAAGATTCTCACCGACAACCGTATGGCGACTGTCAATAAACGAGAAACATCTTTCGAGGGTCTTGTTGGCCAGTTGGAGAATGGCGAAGATGGTATATATAATTTAGTAACGAACGATAAGAATGTAATATTTTAGCCGAAAGTAACAATTACGAAAAAAGATTTAGAAGAAATTGAGCCATTACGTCAGTTGCGCGACAGCATAGCATATTGGGAAAAGCTGTCTAAAACTGCGACTGGGCGAGCAGCCTATATTATCAAATCAACTATTATCGAATTGCGGAAGGATCAATATCTTATTAAAAACGCCTACCGCCAACCAATTGTTGCGCGAAATATTACAAGAAATATCGGACACTATATTAAACTCCCATGGGATGAATGGGTAGATGAAAATGGAGAAATCCAGTATGAAGGTGTGTCCTTTATCAATCCCGTTGTTATTAGCACTATTTTATGCAATTATTCTAAACTAAAAGAAGGATGCTATGGCAGGTTCGAGGGTGATACCTGGTATATGATGGAAGACTTTGATAGATTAGTAGATAATTCACTTGCCGGCTATCCTTTATACCGTCGTATTGTAGAATATAAAATTGACGGGCAATCTAATGTTGATATCAAGGAAATGATTGAAAAGGAATTCGGCTTCACTCATTCGCTCGAATATATTTCTTCGTTATGGCGTAATAAAATTCCAAAGCTCATTGCCTCTTATTATACAGATGAATGGCTGACCTGGTATTATACTGAAAAAGAATATGGGAAGTGGAAGAAATGTACTAGGTGTGGGCAAATTAAGTTAGCCCATTCAAGATTTTTTTCCATAAACAAAGGTTCAAGAGATGGATGGTATTCTTTGTGTAAGTGTTGCCGGAATGCCAAGAACAAGAAGGCAAAGGAGTAATGTGAATGGCAGACTTAAATAAAACTTATTATTGTAAGGTCTGCGGTCGAACGATGGATACTGATCAATTTTACACATCTAATCGGTTGGATAGATACCCCGACGATGGTAAATTACCTGAATGTAAGAAATGCATCACTCGACATGTAGACAATTGGAATCCGAAAACTTATTTATGGATTTTGGAAGAGATCAATGTTCCTTATATTGAAGAGGAATGGAATACTCTACTTGAACGTTATGGCAAGGACCGCACCAAGGTTACTGGTATGACCATCTTGGGTCGTTACCTTTCCAAAATGAAATTGAATCAATACAAAAATTATTCATGGGAAGATACTGAAAAGATTAAGGCTGAAATGGATGCGCGGAAGCGAGACGTTATGGCTCGACAAGGCTATACTGGAGAAGAGATTGAGGAAGCTCTCGCCGCAAACAGGACACCTGAAAGACCCGCTGAACTAGAAGCAACACGAGAGGAGCCTGCTCCGATTGATGCCTTTGAGCCAGTGGGATTCGAAGATGATCTAACTGAAGAAGATAAAACTTACTTGGCGATTAAGTGGGGCAAGACCTACAAACCGTATGAATGGGTTCAGTTAGAGAAGTATTATCAAGAGATGATGCAATCGTTCGATATTCAGACTCCATCTCATGAAGACTATTTAAAGCTTATTTGTAAAACTTCAATCAAGGCTCATCAACTGATTGACTTGGGCGACATCGAAGGTTTCCAAAAGATGTCTAAGGTTTATGACGCTTTGATGAAATCCGCTAAATTTACTGCGGTTCAGAATAAGGCTGAGGCTGGCGAGTTTGTTAACTCAATTTCTGAACTGGTTTTATTATGTGAAAAAGAAGAGGGATTTATTCCTCGTTTCTATACCGACAAGCCGAAGGATAGAGTTGATGAAACTCTTGCGGACTTGCGTGGCTACACTAACACTCTTGTTACTGAAGAGATGAATCTTGGTAATCTTATCGAATCTGCGGTTAAGGCATTGCAGCGCGAAGCCGAACGCGAAGAAGATGAAGATATTGATGATGAAGATGAAATTATGGATATGGATTCTCTTGATGAATTGAAAGATGATGACTTTGCCGAACACTATGAATTCTTAGAACAAGAGGCTGAAGATGATGCCTTAACGATGATGGAAATGTTAAAGGAGGAATAATATGGCTTTACAAGACTTATTAAACCTCTCAAACGACCGATAGAAAATTGGTTTATCTGAAGAGCGTGTGCGGGCCGTTATTCCGGTCGCACGTTAGTATATTGCCTATTGGCGCGAATACCCTGACATGTTTGTTGACTTCATGGCAGGTAAATGGCAGCCAAATCCTCCAAAGGAAACGCTTAACTTATTCTTTTATCAACGAGTATTTTTGCGGGCCGCTATGCGTTACAAATACGTGTATGCGGTCTTTCCGCGTGCTTATTCAAAATCATTCCTTGCGGTTTTGATTTTGATGACTCGTGCAGTACTATATGCGGGATCTAAACTATTTGTTACTTCTGGTGGTAAGGAACAGGCTTCTGGTATTTTGAAAGAAAAAGTCCAGGAAATCTGTACTCTTGTGCCGGGCTTCGCAAAAGAGATTGACTGGGGCCGTGGTAAAACATTAGAAGGTAAAGACTATTGTAAATATATTTTCCGAAGTGGTTCTTATATTGATAACTTGGGTGCTAGCGAAAAATCAAGAGGTAAGCGCCGACATGGCGGACTTGTTGAGGAGTGCGTTGGCGTAGATGGAACTATCCTAAACGAAGTTATTATTCCAGTTATGAACGTTTCTCGCAGATTGCCGGATGGTACTTCTGATGATCAAGAGGTTCTGAATAAAAGTCAGATCTTTGTTACAACTGCGGGCTGGAAGAATACTTTCGCTTATGATAAGTTGATTCAAATGCTTGTTGGACAGATTACGCAACCGGAGAAGTTTTGTATTATGGGTGGTACTTGGAGAATTCCTGTTCTTATGAAATTACTTGATAAGAACTTTGTGCGCGACTTGAAATTGGACGGTACATTTAATGAGTCCTCTTTTGACCGTGAGTATGAATCTAAATGGTCTGGCACTATTGAAGATGCGTTCTTCCGTGCTGAGCAATTTGATCGTAATAGAATCTTAAAGCAGCCTGAATACGAGTATTCTGGTAGATCTATGAAGTCTGCGTATTATGTACTTGCGGTTGACGTAGGTCGTAAAGGTTGCGATACTGTAGTTTGTGTATTTAAGGTAACACCACAGACTGCGGGTGTATCATTAAAGACTTTGGTAAATATTTATACTTTACATGATGAACACTTTGAAGATCAAGCTATTGCATTGAAGAAGTTGTTCTATAAATACAAGGCTCGTCGTATTGTTATCGACGGTAATGGTCTTGGTATTGGTCTTGTTGACTATATGGTAAAAACTCAAATTGATCCGGATACTAATGAAACTTATCCTGACTTTGGTGTTGAGAACGATGAAGAAAATTATTATAAGAAGTTCCGCACTGATGCCTGTGAGTTTGATGCTATGTATATTATTAAGGCCAATGCACCTATTAACACTGAAGCTCACGCGAATGCGCAAACTCAGTTATCTTCTGGTAAAGTAAAGATGCTGATTGATGAACGTGTGGCAAAAGTTAAGTTAATGGGAACTAAGCGTGGACAAGATATGAAACCTGAAGAGAGGGCGGAATATCTTAAACCGTTTACTCTAACTTCCATATTGAAGGAAGAGATGATGAATCTTCGTGAAGAAAACGAAGGTGTTAACATCATTTTAAAGCAAGCTAATAAGTCAATTAAGAAAGATAAGTTCTCTGCTTTTGAATATGGCTTGTACTATATTAAACAAGAGGAAGATAGTAAAAAGCGTAAACGCAAAGGCAGAATTTCTGAAATGATGTTTATGAACTAAGGGAGGTCCATTATGAGAGCGTCTCGTGGAGAAATCAAGATTCAAGAGATTCTGGAAGAGGCGGGATTGCGGTTCACAATGGAACAATCATTTGAGGGTTTAAATAGCCCGAATGGTCGTCCTTTGCGGTTTGACTTTTGTGTATTTGACGATGATGGAAATATTGATTTCCTTATTGAATATCAAGGTAAACAACATTATGAACCATCAAGTAAATTTGGTGGAACAAAAGGTTTTTATCAACAGTAGTTCAATGATAACAAGAAACGTCGTTTTTGTGCATTAAAGGAAATCCCATTAGTTGAAATTCCGTATACAGAAGAGAATCTTATTACTTATGATTATATTATGACAAAGGCTGGCTATTAAGGAGGTGTGACGGTTGCGAAGAAGATAGGATGAAATCCGTGCTAAAGGTTTTGCATTAACTCCGCCTCGCAGGGATATTGATTATATTGATCCGGAAAATAATGAGCCACTTGATTTTAGCAAGATTCGTATTGGTCTACAAACCCTTGATGATGCTATTTTAGATTTGGGTGCTTTAAAAAAGACCAATCGTACATATGGTGACAAGAATGCGGTTTTACGCGCATTAGCTACTAAGGATTATAACACCTTGCGTGAAATATCAAATTACTTCTATGAGGTAAGTGGTATCTATGAACGTCTATGCAAATATTTTGCATTTTTGTATAGATATGACTGGTATGTTGTTCCATATGTTGAAGATGATTCTATCAAGGAAGAAAAAATTCTAAGTGAGTTTTCTAAGGTTCTTAATTATTTAGATAACTCAAATATTAAATACATGTGCGGCAATGTAGCCCTTTAGGTTATTAAGAATGGTTGCTACTATGGTTATATTGTAGATACCACTAATGGCATGACCTTGCAGGAATTGCCAGTTGCTTATTGTCGCAGTCGTTATATGGTTGGCGATTCGCCGGCCGTTGAGTTCAATATGAAGTTCTTTGATGATAAGTTCCCAACTATTGAACAGCGACTTAGAATTTTAAAGATGTTCCCAGAAGAGTTTGCCAAAGGTTATGTTTTATACAAGAAAGGCAAACTTAAAGATGAATCTGGCTCTCAAGCTGGGTGGTATTTACTTGATCCCGCTTGTGCGATTAAATTAAATCTGAATGGTAGTGACTATCCAATTCTTGCAAATGCGATTCCCGCGATTTTGGATTTGGATGCAGCGCAGGATTTAGACCGTCGCAAGACCATGCAGAAATTGTTGAAAATTGTAATTCAGAAACTTCCTCTTGATAAGAATGGTGATTTGATTTTTGACGTTGATGAAGCAAAAGATATTCACAACAATGCGGTTCAGATGTTGAAGCGTGCGGTTGGTGTAGACGTTATGACTACATTTGCGGATACCTCTGTTGCGGACTTGGCGGATAAAAATACTACAACCTCTACCGATGATTTGGAAAAGGTTGAAAGAACTTTGTATAACCAATTTGGTGTTTCTTAGAACTTGTTTAATACAGATGGTAATATTGCTCTTGAAAAGTCTATCTTAAATGATGAGGCTTCAATGCGCAATTTGATTCTACAGTTTGGTAATATGTTAAACAAGATCGTTCGTCACAAGTTCCCCGGTAAGAAGAAGTATAACTTTAGAGTGTATATGTTGGAGACGACAGTCTACAACTACATCGAGCTTGCGAAGATGTATAAGGAACAAGTGCAGATTGGTTACTCCAAGATGCTACCGCAGATTGCGATGGGTCATTCTCAAAGTGCTATTATTGCTACTGCACACTTTGAAAATGAAGTATTGCACTTGTATGAAATTATGATCCCACCGATTATGAGTTCTACAATGAATGGTGAGGACATCTTAGGATAGAAGGCTTAGAAGAAAGCTCAAAGTTCTTAGACAGGTTCTTCCTCTGAAAATAAAGGCGGTCGTCCTGAAAAACCAGATGGACAGAAATCTGAAAAAACTATTTAGAATAAGGAATCTGCTAATTAAGGAGGAAGTTAAATAATGCATATTAGTGTTCCAGTTGAAGCTACTGTTGAATTGCTTAACTTCACTCCTGTTAACCCTTTAATCTCTAAGTGTCAGATTAAAGTGTGTTATGTGGGAGAAGATCCCAATAGAAACCACAGTGTAATTACCAAGGCTGTTGCCACTGATATGGCGAAGTCATTGCCAGGTTGCCCTATTGTTGGTTTTTTTAATGAGGCTACTGGTGATTTTGAAGAGCATAATCGTATGATTGATGTTTCAAATGGTAAGTTTGATATTATTGATACCACTCGACCATATGGTTTCGTTGATTTGGGAGCAAAAGTCTGGTTCCAGAAATTCTTAGATGATGGTGTTGAGCATGAGTACCTTATGACTGAAGGTTATATTTGGGATGATGTGTACCCAGAGGCTAAGCGTATCATTGAGAAGGGGAATAATCAGTCCATGGAACTTCATAATAAACTTACAAAAGGGAAGTGGACAACAGACGATAATGGAATGCCTAAGTTTTTCATTATCAATGAAGCAATTATCCAAAAATTGTGTATTCTTGGAGAGAACGTCGAACCTTGCTTTGAGGGAGCGGGTATCGCTTCGCAGTTCTCTATTGATGGAGAGTTCAAGGAACAATTGTTCTCCATGATTAAAGAATTACAAACAGCTTTACAAGAAGGAGGAAAAACTCAAATGAATGAGGATATTAAGACCCCTATGACTGAGGAGGAGCAGAATATCGAGAATTCAGCCGAAGAGACTGAGTTCAAGAAGAAGCCCGACGAGGAAGAGGAAAAGAAAGAAGAGAAAAAGCCTCCATTCCCTCCAAAGAAGGACGAAGATGATTCAGAGGATAAGAAGGAATCTGAAGAGTCTGAGGAGGATGAAGACGAAGACGAGGACAAGAAGAAGAAGGGTAAGAAGAAGTTCGCCAAGTCCGATGATGAAGAAGAGGACGAGGATGACAAGAAGTGCCCGAAGTGCGGAAAACCTGCGTCTGAATGCTCTTGCAATAAAGAAAAGAAGTATAATCTTGAAGAGATTCCAGAATATGTTGAGCTCGCCAAGAATTATGCTGCTCTCGAAGTAAAGTGTGCTTCTCTTGAGAAGGAAATCGCTCCACTTCGTGAGTTTAAGGCCACTGCTGATCGTAAGGAAAAGCAGGCTATGATTGATGGCTTCTATATGTTGACTGAAACTGACAAGGCTGATGTTGTTGCTAATATTGACAACTATTCCTTGGATGATATTGAAGCCAAGCTTTCTATTATTTGTGTTCGTAACAAGGTTAATTTCAGCCTTGATAACGATAAACAAGAACCCGAAAAACAGGATCCAATGGTTTATTCCCTTGGTGACAACGACGATGGCAATGACAATGCACCAGCCTGGATTAAGGCCGTGCGTGAGACTGCCAAAACTATGTAATTAGATATCAAAGGAGGAGCTAAAAAATGGCTTTTAAAAGATTATCTCCTGAAGCTAAGTATGTAACTTATGGCTTCGGTCAGGTTGAGCCTAACCATCTCTCCGCACAGCGCACTGGTGAAATTTATGCTCAGTTGCCTGCTCATAAGGATATCAAGATCCTAGAGAATGGTCAGTTTGCTAAGTACAACTATGTAAATGGTACTGTTGATTTTGAAGGTAAGGGCGAATGGATGCTTATCTTCAATGAAGTTAAGGTCTATGCTCCATGGGAGACCGACCAGGACTTCGCTATGATCGCTCGTGACTACAATGGTTATGTTTATAGCCCAGTTGGCGCTAAGGGCGATGTTGACAACCAGATGAAGACTATCGGTGCTGAGACCGATGTTTATGCTGCTGGTTATACTGATGAGGGTGCTGCTGATGACTTTGGTCGTATGCATTTGAAGATTGGTCAGTCCTATGAGATTGAGAATCTAAATCAGCCTCAGCTACTTTCTGATGTTCAGGGTATGATGACTCCTCGTCTATTCAAGACTCATGAGGGCGACATCTTTACTACTAACTGTGTTGCAGAGGAAACTCTTGCTCTTGGTGACATTCTTGCTCCTAATGCAAAGGGCTACTTGGCTAAGACCGAGGCTGAGTCCGGCATGTTGTGGCAGGTTGTTAAGGTATACAATTTAGGCGATATGCAGAAGGCCGTTAAGGTCATGCGTATTCAGTAATTCGGAAAGGAGAGAAACTAGCTATGTTAGAAAGAAATGAACTTTTGAAGCTTATGAAGGCTACTGCTAAAGCTGATCGCTCCGCTCCGGTTGCTTACAGCTTTAACGGCGAGAATTTGACTTATGATGCTCTTAATGAGACTCTTCGCCGTGAACTCAACGAGTATGCTGGCACTTTCGCTCAGTATCGTGAGAATAAGAATTTGATTTTTGCTCTAATTGAGCAGACTATGGATGAAGTACTTCCTAAGAAGGTTATGGAAAACTATGGTCAGTTTGCTGAGATCAAGACCATTGGTCAGGGCGATAAGGCTATCTTCCATCGTCACCATGATCGTCAGCGTGCTAAGCAGTTTATTACCAAGGTCGGACTTGCAGGTATCTACGAAGTCTTTAAGCTTGGTAAGGATACTGCTATCGAAATGCAGACCAGCGCTATTGGTGGCGCAGCTCAGATCGGTCTTGAGGAGTTCCTTGATGGTCGTGCTGATTTTGCTGAAGTTACCAAGATCGTTATGGACGGCATGGACGAGCTTATTTACTGGGAGATCGGTCAGGCTCTTAAGACTGGTTTGAATCAGCTTCCAACCATGAATAAGGTTGAGGCTTCTGCTTTCGACGAGAAGGCATTCGATCGTCTTATTTCTATTGCTGCAGCTTATGGTACTCCTACCATCTACTGCACTGAGGAGTTTGCTAGCACCATTCGTCCTGAGAATGCTAATATGTGGTCTGACAACATGAAGGATGTTATCTGGAATAATGGTCGCTTTGCTTCTTATAAGAATCATCCTGTTGTTATTCTTCCACAAGGTTTCACTGATGCTACTCATACCGAGAAGGTTATTGATCCTTCCCATTGCTACATCCTACCTGGTTCTGTAAAGCCAGCTAAGGTTGTTATGGAAGGTGCTACCATTGTTGACGAGTATGTTAACAAGGATCGTAGCCGTGAAATCCAGGTTTACAAGAAGGTTGGCGTTGGCGTCGTTATGACTCCTGACATTTGCGTTTATGTAAACAACTCCTTGGATACCAAGGTTTATGATGGTGACAAGGTTTCTGGTTAATTAAATAAATATATCGGGGAGGGATCACTCCCTCCCCATTTTTGAGTAAAAGGAGTTTTAAAATATGAGTGATAAGAAAGTTTCTGTAAAGAATAGAAGTAGTTCTATGGTTGTATACAGTGTGCCGGAAATGGGTGTTCGTCGCGAGTTTGCTCCCAACGAAGTAAAAACCATTTCTATGGACGAACTAAATGCTCTGTCTTATTTGCCCGGCGGCATGAATCTAATTCGCAAGCATCTATTTGTTCAGGATGAGTCCGCTCTACAAGAAATGTCTGTAAAAGTTGAGCCTGAATATTATTTGGATGAAAAGGGTGTTATTGATCTACTTGAAAAAGGTTCTATTGATGCATTCTTAGATTGTTTGGATTTTGCTCCCGAAGGCGTGCTTGATTTAATTAAGAAGCACGCTGTGGCACTTCCAGTAAATGATAATCGTAAGCGTGAAGCTATCAAAGAAAAGATGGGCTTCGACGTAACCGCAGCGATTAAGCATTTGGAAGAAGCTCGCAAGGCAGAGGAAGAAGAGTCTGGCGTGAAAGCCGAAGCAATTACTCCTGTGCGTCGTGTGAAGACTGAGGAAGCACAGCCTGCTACTGGCCGTCGTACCGCAGTCCCGCAGTATAAGGTAGTCACTCCAAAGCAGGAGGCGTAATCAATGGCAACATCCTTTGAAACTATCTATAATAGATTCTTCGGCAAGATTACAGATGATATGTATCTTGAGTTGACCTATGAAGATACTTTGCGTGATGTAAAACAGTTTCTATTGGATGCCATCCCATTTTTTGAATTTCCTCGTTTTCAATTGTATAACTACGACGAAGAGCTGGAACAGTATAATGTCGATCTAACGATTGAAGAAATTCATATTTTAGCTCTTTTGATGAAAACTGCTTGGCTTGAGCGATAGATCAATTCTATTGAGAATACTCGAATGAAGTATTCTGGTTCAGACTTCAAAATGACTTCTCAAGCCAATCATTTATCTAAACTATTACAATTAAAATCAGAGAATGTGCGTGAGTCAACTCACGCACAACGTTTATATAAACGTCGTAGAAATACCAGTGATGGTAGAATTGAATCTAATTGGAGTATCTTCAGACAAAGTGTATTTGATGGAGGTGCTACCACTTCCACAACAGTGGGTACTGGTACTGGTTCTAATGTAAATGGCAATATTAATTGCGATTGCGATGATCCAGACTGGATCCCAATCACTAGTGATAAAACTTCTAACACAGAAGATTGTAACTGTGATGATATGTGGGGATGGGAGGCAATTGGAAAATGATTTTTTCTAATGAAACTCTCAATAAAGATTTAAGACGTTTAATAAACCAAGTTTGGAAATTGCTACCAATGCGAGAAAATAATGAGGATTGGCAAAAGCAATTAGGCTCTGTTTTGAATGAATTGTATGGTCTATAGGCAATGTTTGGCGATCAATTGAATCTTTTAATTCTTTTATCGAAATTAGAAGGTTTGCCGCAGACCACAGATTTTATGACATATAGAGTAGCTGTATTTAGTTCTATTTCTTTATTAACTGAATTAGCTAACTCTTTATTGGATGGATAATTTAGATAGAATGCGAATTCGTGCGATTTACGCGAATAATGATCGCCAGCGTGAGCGCATGATTCGAGATAAAGAACGCTCTTTTCATCGTGCACTTTTGTATTCTTATCAATCTGGTTGGATTAGAAAAGATGCAGAAGATGCTGAATGGTGTAGGGCATTAATCAATCCGGATAAAGTGAAATTTGACTATGATGAAAAAATTGTATCGGTCGATTGGAAACATGACTTTAAGCCGGGTGATACTTTTGAATGGCCAAAGGATTCTCATATCCATTGGATTATTCTTAAACAAGAGTTAACGGAGTTAGCCTACTTTAGGGGCAATATTAGACGATGCCAAGAGATTGAAGTAGAAGATCCAGACACTGGAGATAAATTAACAATCTATGGCTCAATTAGAGGACCAGTTGAAACTAAAATTAATACAATTCAAAAGGCTGGTATTGTTGCAGATGTGCCGAATATGTCATTAGTTTTTTATGTACCAAATACAGAAAAAAATCGACAATTATTTGAGCGCTACTGTAGATTTTCATTTGCGGGACGCACTTGGATGGTGCAAGCTCCTGATGCTATTAGTACACCAGGAGTATTGGAAGTGACTGCAGAAGAAGATTATGATTGTCATCATGATGAATTGCTTGTAGAGGTTGTTGATCCCAATAAAGAGGTTGAGGCACCATTGGCGCCGCAAATTTCTGGAGAAACATTTATTAAACCTTTGCAAAGTGTATCTTATACCTCTAATCTTATTGATCCCGATTGCTATTGGTATATTACGTTAGCTTCTGATAATAAAGAGGTTGCTGATGTATTAACTTGGAGCACAGATAAAAATGTGTTAACTGTTCAATGGACCGCGATGGTTAGTGGACAATTTGAAATTCATTATGGACCTCTTGTAAAAACAGTTGTTGTTGAATCGCTGTTTTAAGAGGGAGGGGTATGCATGTTGCAGTTAATGGCTGGAACCGATATCCCAATTCCAGAATTAGGTACAAGTTTACATTAGCCAACTATTAGAGAAATTTCTTTCTTAGGCGAAGAATAGTATTTTTCATCGTTACAAATACTATGCTTCAATAAATAGATAATCATAGCTGCAAACCCATAGGGCAGTTCTGCTCTATAGGCTATGAATAATTTTTAGATATTTATGACGTTGGTAACAGACCCAGAAATGAAAAACGTAAATGAAAAACGAAATGCAATGATTTCAATGTTTGTATTACTTTTTCCTGGGTATACCGCTCAATTTCTTCCTCATAGCATCTATTTTAATAATGCTGAAACTTAGCACCACTTTGTTTTAGATGAAAATAATTTTGATGCTTTTTAGGCTGTATTAACAAATATGGCTGGTATGAATAATACTGCGGGTGGATAGAATTCTAATTTCAACCCTGCTAATGAGCGAGCCGCTCAAATTGCGGCCAAGCTAATGAAAGGTCGTTAGAGAGCAGCCCAGCTACGAGGAGAAGGGGAAGGAAGCGTGTTAGCTCGTTATGTATCTATTCTTACTATTGGATTAAATTCAATGAGTCTAGATAAGTGTTTAGATCTAACTGTTTATTAGCTATATGATTTAATTGAACGATATGGCTTATGGATTAGTTGGGATTTAGACATACGGTCTCGCTTGGCCGGAGGTAAACCCGATGGCAAGCCCAATGATTGGATGAAAAATATCCATTAATTGAATTTTAAGGAGGAAAAAACCTATGAAATTTGGTGTACGCGAAATTTGTGACGTTGTGCTAAAGAAGAAGGCCGGCGGTTATTTCGGTAAGCTTTATTTGGATAAGAACATGCCTGTTCTTTATTTCGATACCTTGAAGACTTCCAGTCTTGAAGGTACTGCTACTACTGTTTATGCTCAGGGTGGTAAAGGTAATCCTCGCTTGGTAGCTTGGGAAGGCGACCGCGTTGTAACCTTTACTATGGAAGATGCTTTGATTTCTCCTGAGAGCTTCTCCATTCTTTCTGGTGCTGGTTTCATGGATGCTTCTGATGATGAGAAGATTTATGTTCATGCTACCGAACAGTTGGAAGTTGTTAATGATGGTGGCGCTCTAAAGGTTAAGCTTGAGAAGAAGCCTTCTAATCAGGGTGAAATGTATATCATGCTCATGACTGAGGACGGCTCTATTGATGCTTCTAAGCTACCTATGCAGATTGCTTCTACTGATATTGGTGCAGAAATGGTTATTCAGGATGTTCTTGATAACTGGGCTACCGCTTACAATCAGGATGCTCGTCATATTGAATTGAAGCTACCCACTCAGAACGCTCCTACTGTTGCAGAAGGCGACATTCTTTATGTTGACTACTACATCGAAGCTGCTAAGGGCGTAAAGCAGATTGATATTGAAGCTGGTAAGTTCGGTGGTTCTTACTATCTTGAAGCTTCTACCTTGTTCCGTGATCAGGCAACTGGTGATGACTTCCCTGCAGAGTTCATTATTCCAAACTGCAAGGTTCAGTCTAACTTCACCTTCACCATGGCTCCTACCGGTGATCCTTCCACCTTCACCTTTACCATGGATGCTTTCCCGGATTATACCAAGTTTGACAAGACCAAGAAGGTTATTGCTGCTCTTCAGATCGTTGAAGATGCTGGTATCTTCGGTCAGTTGGATGAAGCACAAGAATAATTTAATACTATGACAATATAGGGAGATACTAACTTCGGTTAGTATCTCCCTTTTTTTTATTTGCGAAAAAGGAGAATGATATATGAAAGTCGGACAAAATTTTTTCCCAAAATCCAGTTTTTTATCTGTAGATAAAGATTTATCGATCATTATTAATAAAATTCTAAACAATGATAGATTATGTAAACTGCTTTATTATACTGAAAAAGATTGTTTAAAAGCAGAAAATTTAACCATGGCACAAAAATTGTCTATGATCAATAAGCAAATTAAAATTGTGCCTTGGATTTTTATTGATAAAGAATGTCCTAATTATATTATTGTATCTATGACTGATTTTATGCCAAATGACACTAATCCTGAATTTAGAGATTGTGCAATTGAAATTAAAGTTTTATGTCATCCAGATCACTGGAATCTTGGTGATTTTGCTTTACGTCCTTATAAAATTATGGGCGAAATTGATGCTATGTTAAATGGTCAAAAGCTAACTGGAATTGGAGAAGTTACATTAAGAATTTGTTCTGGTTTAAATATGAATAGTGAATTATGCGGATTGTCTGCAACTTATGATGCCGTACATGGAGTAGAAGATCAAATTAAGCCTTTGTCTTAAGGAGTAATTGACTATGGGAAAATATAGTTTTATAACAGAAGCAGCCCAAAAAGCGGCAGATGATATTATTGATATTTTATCAAAAGCTTCTGACGCTTTAGTAGATGAAAATAATATACAAGGATAGGTATTACGCGAAAAAGCTAAATTATTTGTAGATGCTTATCAGGTATTAGATGCAGCTGTGAGTGAATATAATGCTATAGCTTCTAAATATATGACACAATTAACAGAAACTTAGAAGCGCACTGGTATAGCAAAAATCCGTATTAATACAATTAGAGCATATTAGTCTGGTGAGTTATCTTTGGATGATTCTGGCAGAGAAGCTATGGAACAATTATTAAATATAAAAAAAGAAGCAGAAGCACAGCGACAAAAGTTACGTGTATTAGAAGGCAAACAAAGAACAATTGATAAACTATTATTAACTGCTGAATAGGCACGTAATGAGTTTCAAAATGCACTATTAGATTTAGTGAATAGACGTATTGAATATTTGTATGTTGTTAAAGGTAAAAAAGGCACTGTGGATATTCGTTTATTGGGTAATGCAAAAGAATTTAGTGAAAAATATTTATATACAGACTTTGCTTCTTTGAGTCATGGTGGTCGTGCAACCGCTCGTGTTAAAACTATTAAAGATTCAGATGGCAAACATTTTACTTTAATAGATAAAGCTTTAGAAACTATTGGGACTCAATTAACCGCATTTTATGATGAGTTATCTCGTAGAATGGAAATTGCGCAAGATAAAGGCACTAATCTTTTAATGTGGAAAATTGGCGGAGAATGGAATAAAGTAGAAATCAGCTCTTTAGGTGATTTAGCAGAAACTTATGCAAATATTTTAGTAACTTTTAGCACAAGGCTTATGAATAATCCCAATTTAAAAAATCCAGTTGACATTATGCCAGATTTTTTAAAACCTAATCATGGCAATTGGGATGAGCGCATTGATGATTTTGTACGAGGATGGTTACATCAAGTAGATAATGCTCCAGGTTTCTTATCAGAAGATATTGAAGGCGGAGTAGATATTAATGGTAAAACTATTTATTATGGCGTAAAGAGTAATGGCGCATCCGCGGCGGGTATGGAAACTGTATATAAATTTGCATTACGTATCAAAGATTTTGAAGCCAAAATGGATTTAGAAGAAAAGTAGTATTGGGCTCGACAATTTTCAGCAACAATAATAGGACCTAAACGAAATTAGATTGTATAGCTTATTGAATCTGAATTAGCAGATTTAGAAAGTATATTAGATTAGATTGGACGAACGCGATGATTTAACTTGACAAACAAAAAATTTTCTGGTATAATATATACATAAAATGAGAAAAAGGAGAGATTAGCATGGCTAAAGTTTCTTTGAAAGCGGTCACCCCTATTAAGAAGGTTGATCCACAGACTATTAAGATTGGTGAACAGGAAGTTGAAGTCATTCAGTATCTTCCTGTAAATGATAAGCTTGCTCTTGTTGAGCGAGTATTGAATTTGACTATTGACGATACTGGATTTTTGAATCCTGTTCGTTTAGAAGTTTATGCAATTCTTGAAATTGTAAAAACTTATACAAATATTTCTATTACTGATAAGATGATAGAAAATGCTCCGAATACTTATGATCTATTAATGATTAATGAAGTTCTTGATCATGTTATTGCTGCAATTCCCGAAGATGAATATGATGCTATTTTTGATGCGATTGAAGATTGTGCGGAGCATACTGTTAAGTATTTGAATTCTTTTGTTGGAATGATGAAAACTGTAACTAATGATTATGATGCTACTAAATTGAATGTTGAAGAGATTATGAAAACACTTGATCAACCTGATAAGATTGGATTAGTGAAGGATATTCTTGATAAGATTGGTTAATTTATTTAAATAAACTTTGATAGAGATTAGGAGAAAAGCCTGACACAATATTTGTGTCAGGCTTTTTTGAGAGAAAGGAGATTGTGTAAATGGCTGGAAACAGATAGTTTACATTACAATTTAATGCTGACACCTCTTAGGCTAAAAAAGCTTTAAGTGAATTACAAAAAAGCTTAAATAAAGTGTCAACTGTGGATTTGGAAGTAGCAATTTCAGATTCAGCACTTAAAAAAGCTTCTGAAGCTGCGCAAGATTTAAAAAAGCATTTACAAGAGGCTACTAATGTAAATACTGGTGAATTAAATCTTAACACATTTGTTAATAGTTTAAATAAAGCTGGCACATCTGTTACTCAATTAGGCAATGCTTTATTAGATGCAGGACAAACTGGTCAAGCAGCTTTTTCACAATTGGCTTCTGTTATTGCCAGTGCAGAAGTACCAATTAAGCGCATGAATAGCACATTAGCTGCATGGGGACAGACTTTAAAAAATACAGTAAAATGGGAATTATCTTCTACAATGGTACATGGTTTAGAAAGTGCATTATCTGGAGCTGTGTCCTATGTAAAAGATTTAAATAGTTCTTTAACAAATATTCGTATTGTTACTGGACAAAGTGCAGAAGATATGTCTCGATTTGCTGTATAGGCTAATCGCGCGGCGAGAGAATTATCTACAACCACTAAAGCATATGCTGATGCATCTTTGATTTATTTTCAATAGGGCGATAGTGCAGAATAGGTAGCTAAAAAAGCAGCAATTACAATTAAGGCAGCTAATTCAAGTTTTAATACTTCTGCACAAGAAATGTCAGAATATTTAACTGCAGTATGGAACTCTTATCAAGTCGGTGCTGATGAACTTGAACGATATGTAGATATTATGGCAGCCCTTGGTGCAAAAACCGCCACTAGCTTAGAAGAAATTGCAACTTCTATGCAAAAAGTAGCTGCAACTTCTAATACAGTTGGTGTATCAATGGAGCAAGTTTCTTCCATTATTGCTACAGTTAGTTCTGTTACTCGTGAATCCGCAGAATCTATTGGTACTGCATTTAAAACAATTTTTGCTCGTATTGGTGATTTGAAACTTGGAGAGACATTAGAAGACGGGGTAAATCTTGGACAAGTATCTTCTCAATTAGAAAAAGTTGGTGTATCTATTTTAGATGCTAACGGCGAATTGAGAGATATGGGAACAATTATTGAAGATTTAATGGCCAAATGGGGAGAAATGGGACGAGCAGAGCAAACTGCTATAGCACAAGTGATTGCCGGTAAACGACAATATACTCAATGGATGGCCTTAATGGAAAATTCTTCTATGTATAAGTCCAATATGTCTATTGCAACAAATGCGGAAGGTTCTTTGCAAGAAATGGCAGATATTGCAGCAGAATCTTGGGAGGCAGCATCCAGAAGAGTTCAAGCAGCCTGGGAAAAAATTTTTAGTAGTTTAATTAATGATAAAGCTTTGGTCGGAGTGACTAATGCAATTGAAAAAATTGTAACTACTCTTGGCGGCTTAATTGATGGTATGGGCGGTGTCGCTGGTATTATCGGAACTGTTGGTGGTGCATTAACTCAAGCTTTTAGTGATGATATTGCAAACGGTATTACAAAAATTACTACAAAAATTAAAGACGCATTTACTGGAATGAATGAACAAACTAGATTTTTACAAAATTCAGCGCAGATGCGTCAAGAGTTACAAAAAATTTAGAAAGATAGTTCAGTATTAGATCCATCACAAGATATGCAAATTAATGCAGCTTTAAAAGTTTCTGAGAAAAAAGATCAATTATTAGTTGCATCAAAAAATATGTCAGAAGGACAAATTGCGCAAGCTAAAGCAGTAATTTCAGCTTATCAAGAACAAATTGCTGCATTAAATGAGTTAATGCAATTAGAGCAAAAACGTCAGACTAACATGAAAAAAGAAAAATCTTCATTAGTAGATGAAGTAGTAAGTCAAGAAGCTAAAGCTAGAGCTCATAAATAGAATAAGGATTATGCTTATTTAAATGCGCGAGAAAAGAAAAAATTTACAGAAGAAGCAAATAAAAAATTTTTAGTGGATGCGGCTGATATTAAAGTTAAGTTTACAACAGATGCTACTTCCACTAAAGAACTTGAAAAAACCGTATCTTAGCTTGCACAAGAGCTTGGTTCTAGTTTTACTAAATTAGGTTTTAAGGATTTAGAAAATTTAACATTTGATTAGGCGGTTTCTTCTGCTTAGACATTGGTTACAGCTTTTGGAGATGTTAAAAATATGGGAAAACAAATTGAACAAACTTTTGGAACAATTGAAGCACCAGAATTATTTGCATCTAATCGTAGTGATGCTGAAATTCTAAAAGATCTATTGCAATATGCTAAAGAATTAGAACGAATTGGACAAGAAACAGGTAGTAAATTAATTAATGGTCAAGTTGCGAAAATTAAAGGCAACGCTGGATCATTAGAAGAAGCTTTTGCTGGGGATAAAACAAAAGCAGAAATTGAACAATTATTTAATTTAATTTCTGAAGGTATGTCTAAGGCTGAAGCGAAATTATCTAAAAATGTACCAAAAATTAAAGCGATTATTTTAAATATGGTACCACCAGAATTAAAAAGCCGTTTTGAAGAGTTATTCCAAGAATGGGAAAAAGGTGGATCTAAATTAGATAAACTGGGTAAAGATGCAGAAGAAGCTGGCGAAAAGATGGAACAAGCTTTTGCTCAAGCCGCACAAAAAACATCTAAAAATTTAAATGCAGTTTTAGATATTGCAGGAAGTCTTGAATCAATTTATGGTTTAATTAATTCTTTTAAGGGTTTAGTTGACACATTAAAAGATCCTGAAGTGTCTGGCTGGGAAAAATTCGATGCAATTTTAGGATTTGTTATTACAACTGTAATGACTCTTGTTTCTATCAGTCAAGGCTTAATCGGCGTAATGTCACTATTGCCTGCTGCTGGAGCTGCTGGCGCGGCAGGAACGGCTGCGGTTGGAGCAGGCGCGGCTGGTGCAACACATGCAGTCACAGGTTTTGGTGTTGCATTAAATACTGCAATTTGGCCATTAACTTTAATTGTAGGAGCATTGGCTTTAGTTGTAGGTGCATTCGTTGCTTTTAGAAAAGAAGTCGAAAAGCCTATGAGTGTAGATGAAAATTTGCAAAATTTAAAATCTTAGGTTGAAGAGTTAAGCACAGCAATTACCAATACTAAAAATAAAATATCTTCTTTAGAAGATGATTTTGATTCTTATACAAGTGTTAGAGAAGCATTAGATAATTGCACTGAAGGAACTTCAGCATGGTATCAAGCATTAAGTAATGTTTAGTCTGCGACTTTAGAATTATTAAGTGCATATCCTTTATTGGGGAAGATATTAAAAGATCCAATAAAATATTTTGGAGATAATTTTGATTTAAGTTCTTTATATGATGATAATGGCTTGATTAATATGGATCTATTGGTCTCTAGAGCCTTAGAAGTTGAACAACGTAATTTAGGTATGCAGTATGCTTGGTCAGCGTTAGGAGAATCATCCATGCGTCAATTGGAAATTGCGCAAGAAAGACGTGCTGAAATGGCGGGAGCTTCAGGAAATGTTTTAACTAATACTGAAACAAAAACTACTAAGCATTCTATGTTATTTGGAGCTATTAAGTGGGAAACTACTTCAGAAATAATTCCTGAAATTTTACAAGAAGCTTTTCCGGGATTAGAGGCACTTGGATCACGAGAAAGTTCTTTGCCATATATATTAGGTTGGGCAAATCCATATGGTACCGCTTTTAAGCCTGAATATGCTACAACTTTTACTAGTCCATCGGGAGAAACTAGACATAATTTAACTCCTGAGGATGCACAAGAGGTTGGTTATGACACAACACAAGGCTGGTCTGTTGAAAATTATGAAGCGATTCAATGGTTATTAAACAGCGCAGATGGCGACAAGTTTTTTAAGACTCTTAGTGGCGATGATTATGAATATGATCAAAGAGCGTTAATTAATACTGTTGTTACTGAAGCTTTAACTTGGGCAAGTACACAATATGATAAAACATATAAAAATGCCGGAGAAGCAGTTTTAGATTATTTAAACAATGGACATTTACCTTACGCATTAGAGCAATAGCTTCATTTATGGATGGATCCATCTGCTCAATATGGCAGTGTTTTTGATCCAAACGCTTTTGTAGGAGCTTTAACAGATACAGGTGTTTTAACTGTAAATACAGATACTGTGTTTGCACAAGGGGCAGCTAAAGCAAGGGCTGATGCTCTTTGGTAGCCTGCACAATATGGCATTTTAGCTAATTATTTATTAAATGACAATAATAAAACTGCTAAATATGATGCAGATACAATGAAATGGCTATAGACTGCTCTCCCATATAAATTAGAAGAAATTTTAGTAAATTCTTTACCTGAGAATTGGGTGCCTGATGCAGAAGCACAAGATTGGGCTCAAATGGGTGGTTATTTATTATCATATCGAGATTATCTCGCAACCAATAGCGATTATGATATTAGTCAATATGATTGGACAACAGACAAATTAATGGATAATTATGATAAAGAGTCTGGTATGATTACAATTAAATCTTTGTCAGAAGACGTCGAAGATTTATTAATTCCTATTACGTCATTATTATCTATGCCTACTCTTACTGATATTATGAATAATCCAGAGTAGTATATAAGTCCTTTAATTTCTAGTTACGCAACTGCAGATCCTGTATTATAGAAATTATATTTATCAAAAGGTAATATGGATGTCCTTACAGGAGAAGAGTTAGCATATTACCAAACCGAAGAAGGGCAAGCTGTGTTTGCACAGCATTAGAGTGCATTGGCAGATATTTATGGCGGTGACATTTTAGGCATTTTTTCAGAAGGTAATTTGGCAACTTTATTGGAAGATTCTACTGCATGGGTTTCAGAATGGGGCGAATTTGGCAATTAGTTAACTAGAAGATAGCAAAAAATGTTATCAGAACTTAGTGGTTACGAATAGCAATTAATTAAAGATTGGGCTAATGGGGATATAAATAAAATTTTAAGCCTTTTTACAAAAGGTGGAACTTTAGATTTATCACAAGTTGATGGATTAAACAATTATCATTAGACACAATCATCTCGTTCAACCGATAATTTATTAAATTTTAAAAATGCTATTCCTGCATTGTCTGAAATTTTAGCAACAATTCAAGAGGGTGGATTGATCTCACAAGAAGAGTTAGATTTATTAGAATAGTATGGTATTTTAACTCAAGATCAATTTGCAAAAATTGGTGAAGAATGGCAATATATCGCAAATTCACAAGACAATGCATTGTCTAAATCAATTTTATTTTCAAATACATTATATGAAATTTTAAATAAATTCGCAAATACAGAAGATGCTTTAATTGATTTTGATAATTTAACGTCAGAAGATCGCAAATTATTATCTCTGCTTTTAGGGTTAGATGATATTACCAAAGATACAGCAGGCAAAACTGCTTTGGATAAGTGGTTAGAATCATCTACTGATACAGAAAAATAGGATGTTAATAGTCGAATTGGAACTTTATGGGCTAGTCGAGATACCTTATAGGTTACATCAGAAGATTTAAATAGTTGGTACGCAACAGTTACTTCATTTACAGATTTAATTAATGCAGGTTTTACGAAAGATGGTAAAGCAGATTTTTCTACCATCCCAGCTTGGGCAAGAGATTCAATTTTATCTAATATCGCTAGTGCGAATGGTTATGACTTAGAAGAATTAAAATTATATAATTCTAATGCAGCAATTACAACATAGCAAGCTTATGAAGATGCAGTAATTAAATCAAATCGAGCCAAAGGATTTAATTCTTTAATTGGTATGTTGTCAGATTTTACTGCATTAAATCAAGATATGGCAGATTCCACTATTACTGAAGCAAATTTGGAAAAATTTAAAGCTTTAGCTGATATTTTAACTTTAATTTTTGGGACAGAAGTAACTACAGATTGGCTATAGAATGCAGATAATTGGAAATTGGTTTCTGCATTATTTGATAGTGATGGAACTGGTGGTTCTGAGGCTTTAGCTGCTGTAGAAACGGCATTATACAAAGATGTTGAAGGGTATACAAATAGAAATTGGTCTCAAGAGGGTATTTATATTGATGCAGCTTTTAAGCAAGACCCGGAGCAAATTGCTAAAGTATTAGGTATAGATCCTGCAACGGCTTATATTTTATCCTAGGCAAATTTAGCAGAAGGATATTTTGATGTTGGTCGTAATGCATGGGCAGAAAACAAAAACACTTTGGCGATGGGACTGGGACTTTCTTTAAAAGACGGAAAATATGCTTTACCAACTGATACCACTTTAATGAAAAATTGGGGTATTCAAGCAGGATATTTAACCGAAGATGAAGAAGGTAATCTTAGTTTAACGCAATAGGGTGCAGCAATTGCTAAAGATGTAGATGGATTTTATGCAGCCATTATTACCGCGGTAAATAATGGAGCTAAGACTTTTGATATTGCTAATGGTAAGTTTTCTCAGAGAGTTAAATCTGCTTATGAAGAAATGATTAGTGATAACTACATTTTTGATACTGCCGAAGATCAAGAGACTGCGGCAAATATTTTGGCCAATGCCGAAGCTTCTGCTGGACAAATTGGTATTGATCGAATGAAAGCAATGTTAAAAGCAGTTCCGGTAGAAAGATTAGATGAATTTTCCAATGCTCTTTCTGGTGTTGATTGGGGAGATCCTGCTTCTGTACAAGCTTTTGAAGATCGATTAAAGGCTGCAGGATTTACTTTAGAGGGACCTCTGCAAACTGCGATTAATGCAGTTGCAACTGCGGCTCAAGCCGCAGCGGAAGCACTTATGTCTTTGGCAGGTGCAGCAAATATTTATAAAACTCGTACAGATATTGCTGATAAAGTCCGAGAAGGTGAAGCATTAACAGCAGAAGAATATGCAGAAGTTATTGCTGCATATGCAGAATAGGAAAAAACTAAAGCTAAAGCAAACGGAGAAGAGATTTCTGATGCAGAAGCTTATAAAAGGGCTGAGATTAGAGCTAGAGGTGAATTTGAAGCCAATCGTTGGGGAGAATATGAATTAAGTGATAGCGTTAATCCTGAAACTTGGGCAGCGAACTTGGAATCTGTTGCTATGGCAGGTTTTGATACAATTTTAAAATCAATTGAAGTTGCTACGACAAATAAAGAAGGAGAAACTCGTGATTT